CTTGCTATTTTCTGTGACTCTTGGATTAACAGTTACCCACTGTATAATTAGCCCGCCAAAGTTAGGCCCAAACGATACATATCCGTTAGTGTCCATCAATCCCGAGATACCGAGCTTGGCATTCGTAAATTTTTTGCCGCTCCACGTTACGTCCGAGCCGCTCGACAGATTTCCGATAAGCGTCGCCACTTGTGCCAGCGTCGTCGGCGGTGTATCCCGCCATGTCGACGTACCCTTGGCGCCCTTAATCATGGTCGCAAGGCCCGACAACGTCGCCAATAACTGAGCCGTGTTGCTAGTAGGTTTAGCCGCGTCATCAATAGTAAGCGCCTTCGTTTTTTCAGCGTTAAAAGAGTCGTTCAAAAATTTAAATTTCTCGTCCGTCCCTTTGAAATAGGCGTCAAACATCCCGCGCGACGGCGGTACGTCCTCGATGAATTTCCAGCCAGTTAAATAATTATCATCCGTAAATTTGTAGGTTACATCGCCGTTAGAACCCCAAATTTTAGAAAAATCAGGTGTTGCCATGTGTTATCCTCCTATATACGCAATGTCGGCAAATTCGCCGACCTCGAAGCCCTTAATGTTCGGCTGTTCCAAAAATCCGAAACAGTTATCGTAATTGTACATCTCAATCGCATTGATCCCGATTCCGCCGCCACGAACGAGCAGCTCTATTGACGTCATGAAACGTATCTCGTTGGCCGTCAGCCGCTTCCCTATCCCCAGTAACACATCGGCATTGCCAATCTCGCTTAACGTGATATGGTCGACGTCGAAAAGTACCGAAAGACTGTGTAGCATATCATCAATGGTGCAAATAGAGCAGTCTTTGAAAATTTTGAGCCACAATATTTTTCGGTACCGCCCATCGTCCAGCCATACCGTTTTGAGCCACGTTTCGCTGTCGCCGCGGAATCGCCCAACGTCGAAAGTCTGCGCATTATCTTGGTCACGAAAGCCGAAAAAGTCCGTCTGAATTGCGTCGTCAATCTTCCGCGCTCTATCGACAATCGTACCAATATTATCGAGCTGCACACCTTCGCCGGTATTAATCCAGCGTTTGTTTTTCAGGTCGTCAAACGCCTTGTGTATCTCGTCCAGCTCAGCCCCTAGTGCATCCAATTCTGCATAGATTACAGGCTTATCGCCAAACTGCGAAATGAGATGCTCTTTCATTCTCTCCGAATGTGTCGTCATGTCGTCGTCACCTCGATACGCGCAAGGTCGAATACAGCAATCTGACGCGCACTAATACTAATATTACCGGATCCATACGTTTTGGCCGTCTCCCCAGTAGCCGCGGTCAGATTGATGTACCCTACGCCAGTCGTCGACTGGAAAATAGTCGCAAAATACCGCTGTAATATTACATCTTCCCCGATTTTCTGTTCCTGCCCCTTAGTCATTAATGCGCTTGTAATGTCATTAATCGCGTTAGGCGACAACGTTTCATCGGGGTTTCCACTGATAACGACTTTCAGCCAGATTTTTACGGGCGTCGGTCGATTGAAATACATATCATGATAATTGCCCATGTTGTCTAATACCGACACGCTCACGGCGCCGAAAGTCTTCACGCCGGCCGTCTTGATATCCATAATCTTCTTGCCGATATCGTTGTCATCGCCGCCCGAAACAATTACTTCGACCGAGTGAGGCGACCGCCCTTCGTCGTCGGTGAAATCCTCGTTGTTTTCGTACACGAGACATTCCGACACGCCCGTGACGTCATTAAGGATTGCGGCACGGATAGCCTCGACACTAGCACCAGCCCGCGTATACAGCGACTTATTCCAGCGTTGACGTAAGGCCGTATCGCTTTCAGCGTCCACGCCCATATTCGCCGCTACCGGGTTAGTTACCCCAGACCATCCAGCCGTCGACGTAAGTATCTGTGTTATCGTCCCGACTCGCGGATTGACAGCCCCGACCGCTGAACATTGGAATTGTACCGGTGTGCCGATATTCTGGATTTTTACGCCGCTTGCCGATACCGCGAATGTCGCCATTCCCGCAGCTTGCAAGGACAACACATTGTTATCAATAGACGTCTGTATATCGTCCCTAGCGACTTGTTTCGCCAGCCCATTCAGCACCGCGACGACGTCTTCGCTCCCTGTCGCGGTATATGTAACTGTTTTTCCGTCTACAGTCAGCGTATATACAACGCCCTTAGCAATCGCCGTTTCGACACCTATGGCCACACTATATGCTTTTTGGCTCGTTATCCGAGCGTTGACCTCGTTACATTCCCACAAGTTGCCATTTTCCAGTCTGCTATTGACCTGGGCGCGATACGCGATCGATGTACCGTTATCCCCGTAGCAGATTAATGTAACAGTACTCTTAGTACCAGCATTTGGCAGGATACCCGCCAGCCCAGCCGAGTTAGACAGACTTACGCCCGTAGCCGTACCCGGATACATCGCGTTATAGGTATCTTCTGCCGTTTCCCATATGTCGGCAAGCTCATAGGCATATACGCCGTGGATTTGGCCAAAAATACTATTACTTCCCGTCTCGATGTCTACACCTAATGTGTTAGATACTCGCGTATTAATCGATTTTAGGATTTCGGGCAATCGCTTACGCCTAAAGCCGTTAGCGGTCAGCCCATATACAATCTTTTCGTCATCTGCCATAGCCTAGCACCGCCTTTTTCGTGATTAATCCATAATCCGTGTCAATTTGATATGACACGCTAAGTGTCCGTAATACGCGATTGAACTGTAATTCCAGCTCGGTACACTTTTTGACGCCCTCGACGCTCTCAATGGCCTCGGTAAGTACTTGCCGGATATGGTTAATATTGGGATTTTTGACGAGTATGTACTCAAGGTACGGCACCCCGTCAGCCAGCCGTAAAAACCACTCTCCGCGCCACTCTCGCAGTGTAATCAACACTTGTTGGGCGACTCGTTCGGCGTTATTGATGACAAATATATCGCCATTTTTCAACGCTATGTCTCCCGTCGATACGTCCATCGCAATATCATACGCCATTATCATCACTCCTATTTCGGCTCGCTAGTCGTTCCGCCACTGTCGCCGCCGTGCTTATGGTGCATGACGGAAATACCCCCAACGACCAAATCGCCACCAGTAACCGTAATGCCATTGCGGCCAACTCTCATCAGGCACCCGCGGTTATAGATACATACATCGTCAGGATACTTAGACGCCCGCGGGCCGCCATCCCGATACATCCCCGGAATACAGATAGCGTCATTAAGGCTATGCCGTCGCTCGTTGTCACTATCGCCGCCGCGCAGAAAGTCATCTAGTTGGCCCTCTGCAAAAATCAATAGACAGCCGTCGCCAGCCTGTAGCGGAAACGTTACCCCGGCCGCGCCATTAATGCCAGTTGGGAAGATAACAGGAACATTGTTAATAATGGGATACGGTAATAATCGCCCGTCAGGAATCTTGTAATTCCCCGCGGGCTGGGCATTAACCTGCCCCGCCTGTGGATCATACGAGATAATTTTCCCCGGCAACGCCGTATGTATATTATCAGTAATTCCATGGATCCAACTTTCAATCGTATCGCGATTATCGTTAGTGTCTTGTGCCATATCTCCACCCCCTAACACTGACTTGACTTGATAATATATTGCGGGTACTGATTACCCATATCCGTAGACGCCGCATGGTACCAACCTTGTGCGCTGTAGCTGTTATGCCACATGCCGCCGTCGCCGTCGTATATCCCGACGTGACCTTCTGCGTGATCGTCGCTGTAAAATACGATTACATCGCCCTTTTCAAGTTGGCTAGCGTCGTAAGGGATGCACTGACTTCCGGCATCCGCGCATAATTGGTCGACGCTCCAATTCCCCGCGTCGTATTCCTGTTTGAGGAACGGAGAATAGTACGCGCCCGCTTCCGTGACTTTGTACACGCAACCATTCTCGATATAGCCGCCGCCAGAGTCTAAGACAGCTTGACAGCCAATGTCCATATTGCTACCCACATTGTTCACGCCGCCATATACGCCGGTGCTATCCGCCGCGTTACCTTCTGGGGCTTGCAGTGTCGCGTTTCGGTCGACCAGATCAAGCTCGCTACACCATTCGCTACTATGTGTGTCCCCAGTATGATGCGCCGACTTGACCTTCATCCAGCCGACAACGTAGCGACTTTCAACTTTGACCAAGTCGCCGGGATTCATCGTAGGCGATAACAACGTTTTTATCTTCCATCCGCATTCCGTCGTTGCAACGTCCTTTTTTACGGCTTTTTTCCGCTTCCGCTTTGGTGTGGCCGTGTTCGGCTTTTTATTCGTTTTGAAATACCACTCAGGCGACCCGATAAGGCCGCTATCAGGCGCAAATACAAGCCCCTTATTCGAGACGGTGCCGTTTTCCGTGATGAGCTGCAGCACCTCGTTCTGCACGCTCCATTTAACGCCCGACCCATAACACAAGGCATCGAGTGCATCTTTCGCCATTCCGACATACGAGAAGCCATCTTTGAACGTCCCAAATTGCACGCCATCGCCCCATACAAGCGGCAAGCCCATCTCGTCGGCAATGTACTGTATAATCGTATTACCGGGCGTACCAGGGCCAAACGACAGCGAAAAAGCGGTATCCCTTATCGACGTTTGGCCGTCAGACAGTATCAACTCCGTTTGTTCGTCCTTCCCATCGTCTTTCGTGACGCCATGGATGACGGAGCCAACGAACATTCTTACCGCGCCGCCGTTATCCTTATACCCCGCGTAAAATTCTACCTTGGTATCAGGTACGACAATTTTTTTCCGCGTTTCGTCGCTCAAATTCCAAACCGTTATTCGGCCTTTGTTTGTCTGTTTCGATAAGTCCTTTGTAATGTCGAAAGAAATTCGCAGCGTATTCGCAAATTCAAGGCCGATACCTGGGAATTTAAGCCGATATTGTCTATTCCATAGCATTGTGTAACTCCTCTTCCGACATGTACACCAGCACGGCCCGCCCATTTACGAAATCCTTGCGCCCGATATCGCATCCGCCATCGGTTACGATTGCCATTAATTCGCCGCGTGGCAAGTCTAGAACCCGTTTGTATTGATTCAACAGCGGGAAATTCGGAACGACCGACATACCGCAAACGATATCACGATTCTTGTCATCGCAAACGTCAATAAACCATTTCCCAACGTTATCATTCCAATTTACGCGGATTTTATACGCAACATTGTCCATAACTACCGACTCCACGAAAGAATTGGCATCTATCAGTGATATTGTAATCACCACAGAACACCCCCTCCGCCGAGACTCTGCGAAATCGCACTTTGTGCCATCGCCGCCGACGCTTCAAGCCCCGTACCAATGTCGCCATACTGGCTTACATCTACGTTACCTGTCGCAATGTCAGTCCAGATATTACCCGACGATACAGGGGCCGCTTCCGACGGATCAACTGTTTTTAGGCCGGTGCCAATCTCTTGCGTAGACGCCGCGCCGCCGTCCTTGTTAGACTGGCCAGCCTTACCGCTTGCATCGGAATTACATCCGTCTTCGGGGATGTCCTCAGCCCGTTGCGTAACCCGCCGAACATGCGTAAATTGCAAGGTACAGACGTAACAATAGCCGTCAGCGGCCCGCCTCGGCATCGGCGCACTAGTCAATACCATATCATCATAGATAGCATCAATCAGCTTGACTGTAACCGGCTCGCCCTTACGGTATATATCCATAATCGCGTTTATTACCTTGTTCAGTACGTCCGTACCGCTCTGCGGGATAGCACTGTACCAAGTAACCGGCGTCGGGGTGAAAAGCACCTCTAACGTTAATTTCATGGGCTTTCTGATACAGTGGTCGGAAATCGAAAAGCCATCTTCGACGGGGAATTCTGTCACTTCCGTGTCGAATTGCGTTGTCCTTGACAGGATCACATCGCAAGTCAGAAAGTCGCCAATTTGGGCCGGCTGGGTAAGCTTTGGCAATAGCCGCGTGTTGCCCCGAGAACCGCCACCAAAGGCAGTACCGCCGGTACTTATCAAGCTATTCAAGATATTGGCCATTTTTCGCCCTCCTTAATTAATCCCAGCCCGAAATTCCGAGCGAACTAGCGACCCCGATACCGTCCTGCACGCTTCCAACGTTAAACGTATAACTGCGGTTGTCGGTACTTCCGCCGCCGCTAACGTTGACCGTCTGCCGCGCAAATCGTTCCAGCGCACTACCTTCGGCGTTGAATTTACTGCTCAGCCCGAAAAATTCCTGGGCGCTCGTAATCAGCCCGGCCAGCTTATCGGCACACCACTGGATCAAGTCGCCGACCTTACCAAGCCCAGTAGCGACAATATTAATCAATCCAGAAACCGCCTTGAATGCGAATCCGGCAATGTCGAAGAATACGCCAATAGCTGTAACGATCGTCCCGCCAATCAACGTCGCAATCGTCTTAATAAGCGGCATCAACGCCGTAATGAATGGCTGTATATTCTCCCAAGCTTCCGCCAAAGACGCTAAGCCGTCTTGCATCCATTTAAGGCCAGGCGCGAATGTCGCCATTACCAAGTCCCAGTTATTTTTGACGTAGTACACCACGGACGCAATCGCCGCGATAACAGCCACAACAGGCCAGCCAGCCGCCAAAATTGCACTGATTACACCAGATACAACGCCCCAAAGCCCGGCAAATACACCGACTAAGGCACTAACCGCGGAACCGACAATACCAATAATGCCGCCTAAAACAACGGCGGCACCAGCGATTAACGCGAATTTCATGATGATATTATCGATTCCGGTCGCTTCCCCGATTTCGTTGAATACGCCAACAACCGTTTTCAGGACATCTACAAGGCCTTGTAAGATGGGGTGAGCTTCCCGCAGCGCGTTAATATGTAATACCGATTCAGGATCACCAGCGTCGGCGCCCTTCCACAGCTGCATGAAAGAATCGACAGAATCAAAAATCTGCTGAAACGTTTGGTCGATAGACGTTGCAATTTCCGTAAACACGCCCGTGTCGCGCTGAATTTTCATAATCAGCGACATCCACGAGTTACCTATTTTCGTTTCGGCCTGCCCGATCGTCATCGGCATTTGGCCGAACTCGCCATCAATCGCGTCACCACTCGCTAAAATGGCTTGAATAACGGCTTGTGACGTAAGTACGCCCTCCCGCCCCATTTCTTTGAGGTCGCCAATCGTAACGCCCATATTAGACGCGATATGTTGCATTAACAAGCTCGCGTTTTCATCGAGTGACCGCAATTCATCGCCTTGTAAGACGCCCGAAGATAACGCTTGCCCCAACTGTAGGATAGATGCTTTTGCTTCCGTTGTACTTGCGCCGCCTACCGTTAACGCTTTAGACACGATATCGGTTACACGCATTGCATCTTGTTGGCTAACTCCGAACTGTCGCGCCCCTCTAGCTACCTTATAATACAGGTCGCCCATAGACGACAGCGATTGCCGGTTATTTTGAGCCAGCGCAAAGAGCTTATCTTCCGTTTGATATCGCTCGTTTTCGGTCGCCGTAATTGTCCTTAATCGGCCATCAAGATTCATGACTTCATCGGCTGCATTTTTAATCGCTGTAATCGAGAACGCCGCCGCCATTGCCCCAGCCAGCGGCCCCAAAGCCCCGGCAATACCGCCAATCGCCGACCGTATACGACCAAGGCCGGCAGTTACCCGGCCGGTATGAGCCGACATAGCCGAAAAGCTCCGCGAAAATCCAGCGCCCATATTTTCAAGCCCGGAAACAACCGGCCTCATTGAAGCGGACATGCCAGCCATGAAACGCGAAAAGCGGGCTCCGGTACTTGCGCTTGCTGTACCGATCCCGCTCATGTTAGTCTTTATTTTGTTGGTTAACGCATCGGCCTGCCGCGCCCCGGACTGGTCCACGGCAAACCCGATTTTCGTAATTAACTCACGGACTATCATTCATTATTTCACTTCCCTTTTGGCATGTTCGCGATCTGTATGTCATCTTTCATATCGAGGTAATGCGTTATCCCGACTAAATCCGCCAAGGATACGGCCCCACTCTTAACTTCCGACATCGACACCATACCACTATCAATACAGCGATATATGTAACTTAGTCGCCCGAACTCGTCGGAATAAGTCCCCGGAATGATTGTGTCAGGCCTCTCAAAGCCGTCTGGGCACCAGTCGGGACGGTCGAGAGCCGCGAAAAATCCAAGTAGTTAACCTTAACCACCTGTGCCGCCAATACCAACATATCAATCGCGCGTCCGCTGAAAACCTCATTTACGGCCGACTCGTCAAGCTGCTGAAAGTCGGTCGTATGTAATTTAGCCACTGATACATAAGCGGGATCAAGCACCATCGCGAGAACCTTTTCAAGCTTATCGCCGTCGACATTTTCCGCAATCGCGCCCAACGTTTCAGAGACAAGCGACGAAATAAATTCGACATTGTCCGTTTCCATGTCAAGCATGTTTGGCTTTACGCCTTTTGTCAGGCCACCAATAGCCGGCCCCACTACTTTTTGCAGCTCTCCCAGAACTTTCATCGCCCGGAACGGCGGCATTTGGCGAATTGCGAAAGTATACTCGCCTTGGTCGTATTTTTTGACCTCTCCGCCCTGATAAATAATACTCATTAATCAAGCCTCCTAATCAGCATCACCAACGCTACGACCATTAAGCAGAACGTACCCATCGGCAACCTCCTAATCATTCCCGCCAATAACAACGCCGTTGACCTGCCCAGTGTTGAATACCCACTTTTGATTGTCAATCTTACGGCCGCGCTTGGACTCCGTAAAATTCTTAATCCATGCCTGTTTTGCGAAAAATCGCGTTTCGCCGCTCAAATCCTTAATCGTCAGCGGTTGCATGTTATTGCCAGTTTCGCGGTCCTTGTTGTAACACTCAGACAAGTATTCATTCGAGTGCGACGCCGTCGAAAGGCTGATTTCAACTTCGAACGTACTGTTCGGATCCACAGAACGACCAACTTCGCCATCGGCCCCGCTGTAGATCTGGAATCCATCGCCCAAAGGCTTGATATTAATCATGTCATCTTCGGCAAAGCCCGTAATCTGGCGGCCGCCGTAAATGATGATATTTTTCTTCGGGTCGTATGTTAAAACGTTAGACATTGATTACTTCCCCCTTCCTACGCCGAAATCAAATTGTCATAGCCGAACGCGCCCTTGATTTCGACGGCGTGGATAGCCCCGGCCAGTCGGGCCGTGAATTTAATATCCTTCAATACGCGGCTTGCCTTCTGATTTAGCGTGATGCTAGACGACAGCGGTACAGAAATCGTATAGCCGAGATTCTTTTCGCCGTCATCGGTGTATTCCGTCGGCGCGATACCGCCCTTGTCCTGGCCATCTTCCAACGCCTTACGGACGACCGCTTCAATGGCCGCAATGCCGGCATCGGTATATGGTACCTTGTCGGAGTTAATCAGCAGATAGAATACATTCGTACGAATTTCTTCTTGCAGCCAGTCGCGGAACCGAATAACGTCAATCCACTCGCCAGCGGCAACTTTTCCGTTCTGGGTAATAGACACATTCCTGAATTTTTCAAAGGTATTGTAATTTTTCTTGGCAAGCGTATTGTATTCCGTCTCCGTGAGATTGTCCGCTGTAACTCCAGCCAGTTTTTTATTGGCCCACGTTTCGCCGCCCGGATCAATAGCGAAGCACCGCGCCATTGCTGCGACTTCTGGATATTCGTCAGTTGCAGAGGCTTGCCACCAAGGGGCCGTACGATAATAGTTTTTAGTCTGTAACACCGCACCAATATCTTTGCTTTGAGAAGCGTCTTTTGCGTTAACGTCAGCCGACGCCGTGCAAAACAGTTTCGTATGCGTTTCGGTCCATTCAGCCATTGCCAAGATATTTGCTTCCGTTCGGTCAGCCAGTGCGATCCCGTAGAAGTCGTCATCTTCGGCGCGAATAGCCGCCAACGCGTCGGGCAAATCCTCAACCCCGTCCCAGCGTCCGACCTTAACTTGTGTCGGGCGTGGGGTCTGCGAAAAGGCGGCCGATACAGCCTTATAGACGCTATCCGTCGTCTTGAATCCATCGTCAATCATCTCATCGACATCCGTATAAGCCAACACGCGGCCGGTGCCGTGATTATGATTGCCAACGACCATGATCGTACTGAATCCCAACTTAGATACTCCCGTGGTATTCAGGGCGATTTGTACGTTGACAATACGGTCAATATTAGCCATGTATTATCCCTTATCCTTTCCATCAACGGCGAATTGGCTCCCCTCCCCGCCGTCAATAACAACCGTGTCAATATAGCCGGGTTCATCGGCTACGACATTACTATATCGTATACGCAAGTCAGCCGTCGCGCGCTCTTCCCACCGTTCGCCGTCCAAGGCCATCGAGGTGTCACTTACGCCGGCATCGTCATACGCGGCAAGCCCAGCCGCCGCGCATCGGTCAACAATCGTCGGCCGCTCTAACCCTCGTACCAACGCATCAAGTCTAGCCATAGCACCGCACCCGTAATATTGGACGCTTACAACCGCCGACACGGGTACAATCACGTCATACTTACCCGGCTCGGTCGGCTTGAGATCCTCGCCGCTCTCGCGCAGCTCACTAATAATCTGCATCGTCGCGAATGGGCGTTTTTGGCGTGGCATAATCTGATTGGCCCACACTACCCGATTACCGCTTAATCCAAGCAATTCGGCTACAATAGCGTGCAAGGCGTCTTTTCTGTCATCCGTCATCGGCTCGCACCTCCACCGCATACGCCCGATAATGGCTAATAACGCCATTTTGGAATAGGTCGGATTGAATAACCTCGAATTTCCGCCCTTGCCATTCTACCGTGTCGGCTTCAAATGCCTGAAAATCGCCTTCAGCGTCCGTTCTAGGTTTTAAAGGCGTATCGCTATATAATTTAACGTACATAGCATTCCGAGAGCCCTCAGGGCCAGCCAAGGTATATCGTTCTTGGCTCCCCAGCGGCTGAACACTAGCCTGTATCGTTATTCTAGTTTTTCCGCCCGGTTGATAACGTCCGTTGTCGTCTACTACCCCGGCATCGGTACGCCATACCGTAACAGGTCGCCTAAATCCCATAAGGTTATTCCTCCACCTTGAACGATACTCGTTCGCGCATATTACCGCTATCAATAAGCGGCTGTGAACTTCCCTTCCGGGCGATTGTCGACGGGGCGTTCGGCGTGAAATTACCCGTCCCAATCATCTCTTGCATATGTCCTTTGGCCTGATTTCCGATAAGCTCAAGCCCTTGGGCTACGCTCATACCGTCAGCGACTCGCCGTTCTACGCCTTCCGCAAGGTCGCCCCAGTCACCGGTGTGCGCCTCGATAGTCTGACGCATGAAAGGGCGGGCGGGGATTCTGCTAGTACCAAACTCATTCTTTGCAGCCACTTCCGCGACTGTGATACCGCTCTTATATGCGCCGCTATCGGAGAAATACCCAACGCTTACAGTCCCGTCCAGTTTGCACAAGTTGTCGATAATTACCCGATAGCCAAGATCAACATCAGTAACCGCCATGCCATCACCCCCGACGAGTCACGACCGGAACAATACAACGACTTGCAAGGTCTAAAAACTGACGCCCGTAGATAGTCTTACTAAGCACAGAAGCGGCCGCCTTACTATTAGACGCCTCGCCGTAACTACGCTGTAAGTCCCCTTCTTTTTCGCTCGTTACCGGGCCAGCCACTAACGATGCATCCATCGCCCCGCCAGCCGCCGTAATACCCCGCAACGTCAAAAGATGGGCGGCATAATAGGCCAATGCATTGTTATACATTGGCCCGAACCGCTTTTCCGATAGAAACGGTTTGGCGTAGTCAATAACCGCCAATACCGTCTTGTCATCTACGTTGTCAAGCTCTCCCGCAATCACGCGGACCATCGCCAAAACATCGCGTTCCATCATTTTCCGCTTTCTGCGTCCTGGGCTCCAGCGTCCGCCTTCATCTTTTCGTCGATTTCGGCTTGGGCTTCTTCCGCCGCGGCCTTCGTTAACGACTGAATAGCCTTATCGTCAAGCATTTTAGCGATATGCGGGAATTTCTCTTTGATATCGCTGATTTTAGCGTCAACTTTCTGCGGGATCATCGGCACCAACACCACACCGTCAAAAATAACGGCGTGGTTAGTCTTATTAATAAGCGTAATCATGGTTATACCTCCTAACAGCCCTGTGCCTTGGCGAATGCCATCGGCATAAATACCGACACGCCTACCGTCTGTGCAATGCAGTTAACCGTGTAAGTCAGATTCTTACGTTCTACCGGCAATTGTTCAAACAACGTCGGATTTTCGAATTTGATATACGTCGGGTCGAAGTAGCCAGCGACCACCATATCCGAGTTATCCGTTCCCGCGCTCTGCAACTCGAATACCCGCATCCAGCGCGTAATTTCGGGGTGCACGGACTTGATGAAGGCAAGTACCGTCTGGCCGTTACCGTCAGGAATCCGCGTTTCGGCCAGCGCGTTATACACTTTCGGCGCCATCAAAACAGTATTGGCCGTTTCGACCTGATTAGTAGCCAGCGGAATCGCATCGATAATTGCGTTAATATCGCGAATCATCTGGTCGACTGTCTTAGCGCTAAAGGTCGTCTTAGAGCCAGTACCGTCAGCCGGCAAGGCAACCGTCGTAATATTCGGATTGTTCAGGAATCCGACAATATTGGCCTTTTCATCGCCCTTCCATGCGATACTATTCAGTTTGACGTCAATCCCACGTTTTGCCTGTTGGGCTTTCATCGCGTTAAGATTGACCTTGGCGAACTGGGCGTTCCGCACTTCCTGCAAAGAATATCCGTAAGAATCGCCGAGATTTACGACCTTAACGGCCTGTTCTTTCGCGGCGACGTCAACACGCGGCAAGTCATCCGCATAGTTGGAAATAATTTCGGCAACGCCCACGCCGTCATAGATGTACTGCACAGCCGTTTCAGCCCCGGCCGGGATGTCAGTTTGTACCGGGAATACCTGGAACGCATTAAGCGGCGTCTTTTTAACCGTCAGCGTCTGCGCTCTAATGTGCGTCAGCTGTCGCGCCAAGAATACCGACGTATCGGCATCCATTCGGCCTTCTACTTGCAAATATTTTGCTTCTTTCTCATCGTAATGTTGTGCCATTGTGGACCTCCTTAGTTGCGTACTCGTACACGGACAATGTCGCCATCTGCGCCGGCATCAAGAAATACTACGTTAGGTACAGTATTAGTACCGCTCGTTTTTGTGAATTTCGTTTCGCCGTTAGCGACAACGATATCGGCCTTATCACCAGCCGCTACATCGCCGCCAGCTGTAACGTAAATATCGCCGAACGTCATTACCGGAACTGCATAACCATCTTCGTAATATTTTCCGCTTACGGGCGTTTCACGATGTACATGTACTGCAATCCCGATACCGTTTTTGCCATCCGCAGCCGATGCCGCCGCCTTGGCCGTCCCGTCAACCGTTCCGCGAATTACTACATCGCCGGGATTGATACCGCCTTCCGACATTAACGAGTCAATCACGTGCGTCGTAGAGTCCGCCTTCATCCCCGGAAATCCTTTAGCGTCCTCACTTGCGTACCATTCGAATACCTTAGCCATAATTATTTGACCTCCTTCGTGTACAATTTCGCCATATCGCGGCGATATTTTTCCGCCGGGCTTAACTCTTCGGCGTCGTCATGCTGCTTATTTACCGTTTTCCGCTGTTCGGCCATACTGTCGTCATGACGTTGTTCATCGGCTTGGCATAAGTCATAAGCGGCCGCGATATAATCGGCGCTTTTGCCGTCAAGATCAATGGCATCGCCGCGTACCGACTTAATAACAGCCCGCTTAATTTCGTCATTGCTCATTTTTTCCGCTCCATCAACCTTGAAATCGGCCGCCTTTTTCAGGATCCCGACGCGCTCAGCCACCGCCGAATCAAACTTGGCTTCGGCGTCCTTTTTGGCCTGTTCGGCGTCTTCCTTGACCTTTTTGTTATCGGCTAAAGCTGCGTCATACTTAGCCTGTAAGCCGTCTAACTTGGCTTGGACCTCTTTAAGGTCGTCATTGATCTTGCTTACATACACCGCTACTTCCGGGGCCGCCTCATATTCCAACCCGCTATCAATTCTTACTTTAGTCATTTCCTTGTCCATTTTTTCTCCCTTTCCGTCGTCGTAAACTTGGTCGCCATCCATATTCAGCCGGGCAACGCCAGCCCGACCGCGTGGCACTACCGCTACATGGTTATATCTGATATTACGTTGTACAGCGTCGTATCGCTTACCATCTGGCGTTACTCCGGGTGTCTCGTCTAGGTCGAGCGTGTACCCGCAGCTTAATTCCCGCGCGCCAGTCGGTAATTGATACAGTACCATATCAGCCACGATATTATTGCCGTCCTGCTCTCCTGCACTCAATACCGTACCAATGGGCCGTTGATGGTCGATTGCATCGCTCGTTACATAGCCATTATGGCCGACCGTCACGGGCGCACCTTTGAGCGACTCAAGACTGTCGCCCCTGAAAGCCTCTTCTGGCGGTCTATACTCTAGTCGCTCGGTGCCGTCCGCATTAAGATACCGCATCACACCAGCCCGACCGATAACAGGTTTATCCCGAATAAATCCTTCTGCCGTCTTTTTGGCCCGCAACGGCACTCTGTCATATCTAATCATATTGCCCTCCTCTTAATACTTAACGTCGATATCCTCGCTCGGATCATCAGCGTAGCCCATCTCATACACATCCTTATTAGCCTCTAAGCATCTGGCAATGATTTTAGCGCACCAGTCAGGCCCGTTACCAATTAATAGAGGGACGCTCGGGAATCCGTCGGGGAATCGCTCGTTATACTTCATAATTAGCTTTCGCAACTTTTCCATTACGTCAACTCCTTAATAATCTCCGTGTACGCCTTATACGTCTCCGGCATATACTCCTGAAACCATTTAAGTGCGCCATCGTTAACCGTGGCCGCGCTCGTTATATTAGCCCATATTTCGGACGCCGCTTCATATTGTCGATATATTCGTTTAACCGCATCCCGATTATTGGCTGTAAACCCCATAGCCTGATAAGCGTCTTTGATACGGCTATAATTTCCGAAGGCGTACGCCCCGTTAAATCGCCTATTCCAATACTTTTCCGAATGTCCATACCACGTTTTAGCCTCAGGGAAAAGCCCATCAATAGAATCTTGAATTCCATGGCTAGTCCCGTCGTCAAACATGCGTATCATGCTCTTATCGGCCTCATATAATTCTTTAACACGGCCGATATCTTTACGAATGGCCCCTAAAAACTTATCGCTACTACTCGCTACAAGGTCAAGCTTTGCCACTTTTAAAACGCTGTTAAGGGCTTTAACTTCTTGATAAGTCAGCCCCTTATAACTTAACTTAGCATCGAAAAAATGCCCGTATTCATGGGCTAGTACATCATACTTATTTGCTCCGTCTTCGATTAGATCTTGGCTATTGAAATTATATTCTATCCATCCGTTTCGGTATCTTCCGCGCCCCCGAATCCGATATATACCATCAATCCGATCGGCGTTAGAATACAGCCGCTTAATATCATCGTTACGTTCCGCCAGCCGCTTAAACTCTTGATAGTCGTCATCTGGCATCGTCGCCCGTAACTTGGTAGTAGTCTGTTCAAAATCTGGCTTATTCGCGGCCGCCGCTTCCGCTTTCTTGGCAATCGACTCCGCCAAACTAGCGACATAGACGAAAGTACCGCGCTTAGTCCTTATCGGTACCTTGTCTATATCAATCACCGGCAAAGCTACACACCGGCAACGTATCGGCTGGCCCGGATGTCCATCGGCCGGCGGATTGCTCCAATAATACCGCCGCCCCTGTCTAGCTTGGTGGCTATCCCTTACTCGGCTATCGTGGGCCGTCTCCCATATATACGATGTAAGCCCGGCCCGTTGTTGCTGATACTGTGAAATTCTCCCGTTAAGCTTGCCGACTTGGTCCGTCCCGATAAGTACCGCCCTGTTATGCTCGATATTAGCAATATCCTTCAACTTTTCGACGAGATATTCGGTAAGCTCTCCTGTATCCACATTATCGACGATAGCTTGATTCATCGCCCGTTTAATGCGTGACAGCGTATCAGCGTCAATGCTCTTAATCAAGTCTAAGTTTTGGTCTACCCATAACCGTTCAAGATCCTGCGACCCGATTTCAGCGTCAAAGTGTAGCTGCCCCGACATGTCGACGTTGCTAAGCGGCAACCCAAAAACCGACCGTGTGATAGCGTCAAACTCGGCCTTGTTGTACCGCTCGACTTGGCCATACATCCGATGCATGATAGGCCGCAATTTTTCGGCATCCTCTACAGATACCTTGATAAGGTCGGCCACCATGCCAATATTATCGGCCTGCCCGCTACTTTGTACCGCCGCTACCATGTCAGGAAGAAAGACATTAACAACGTCCATCTTGCGCTTGACGTATGCCGCCAACATTTTGGCGTAGCTACGCTCATATGCCATTGGGTATCGCCACTTACGGCGTGGTACTATCTCCCTCATCGGTGCCACCCTCTGCTATCATCCCGTCAAGGCTACGATCAAGTTTATAGTCGTCGCCCTCGTCCAATTTGTCGCGGACCTCTAACGGATCCAGTGCGCCCATATTGACATAGACGGCCGCCGCCTGGGCTTCGCTCGCTCTCGCTTCCGCTTCCGCCTTTTTGGTTTCGGCCATTTCCTTCGCGCTCGGGTTCCAAAGTTTGTTAAAATCGATTGTGAAGCGGTCGGGAAGATTGAACGGGTACTCGCTACAAGCATCAAGCACCCGCAACAAGCGATATAATGCCGGCCGCAGCTTACGCCCTTGGATTCTAGCGACCATATTGTAATAATTCTCTAGGTCACTTTCGCCCGTCGCGTTCATTCCATCAGGCGCACGCCCAAACAATACCGTCGCCGGTATATCAGACGCCGCACATACCGACGTTTCGAATTTATCGAGTACGTCTTTGACGCCAGCCAGCGAGATGTTTTTCAGGTCGAAATCGTCCTCGCCGTCAATCGCCATCGTATTCATTAGCCCGCGGACCATGTCGATGAGCTGTACACGTTTTTTGACTTGCTCTTCGCCGTATTCGGTCGTTAGTAAGTCCGTCAGCCCGTTAAGCTTGAGTACGCTCTGGCTTAACCGTTCTAACGTCATCAATGCATTGTCCTGCCCCATCTCGTACCGCTTGAGGTAATCGAGAATTTCTTCCATAACCGAGCCGCCCCAGCCGTCGCGCATGCGCCGCGTCTTATTGCTGACAATCTCGCCATCAAATACCAAAAGTCTAGACTCGTCAACCAAAAACGACCCGCCGTTATAACTCACAATCGTGTAAGACTGCGGCCGTCCATAACGCGGGTCAGACGGGTCAGCAAACCAATGAGTCGGCGTAACGTCCTGCGCGTCGAACACCTCTAACGACTCAATCCGTCTTATCGTCGCCAAATTAAGTGGCTCATCGAGTCGACCTCCATCGTCGGCCAGCATCAACACAACGCCACCGCCGAAAAGCCTATCCCAGCATAGGGCCGTAGAAAGTGCCTGTTCTACGTTTAAATCTTCCATAAGCGACTGGACTACTACGTTTTGATCCATCTCAACATCGCCATCCATGAGCGAAAAGCCAGCCCGCACCGCTTCGTCAGCCGGAGCCTTAATAACCTTTCTGGCTATCCCGTTATGTGTGAACATATCCTCGAATTCAGTCCACATATAAGCTACACTATACCCGGGGCCGCGGAACCGCGTATGCTCGAACGGGTCCCATCGCCGCGTTCCGTGTCCCAGAAACGCATTAAAATATCCATCGTTATTTTCCGCCATCTGTATCACCTCCTATCGTATTAAGCCGCTCCAGTCATGCACCTTACATACAGCCTGAAAAGCGTCACTGGCCGCGTCCACTTGGTCATCATGCATCGCATCTGGAAAGCCTTCCAACTCATCGAAAAATTCATCGTTCCACGCCCCCGCCATTATCATCACGGCCCCATGCTGTACCTGTGCCGCGAAAGGCTCGGCCCTCGTTATCTTAGAGCCGGTAACAGTGTGCGTCTTAACACCATACCCAGCCAAAAAATGTACGAGGCTCGCAGCTTGGTCCTTCCCAGCTTGGCCCGGATCCTGTGGGATAATTACCCGGCATCCCGGATATTGCACCCGGTCAGCCTCAGCCGTATTACGCAATAGCTGTCTAACGTCAGCCGCCCCCAACGCCCGCCGCTGTACATCAAGGATGATATACTGACCATTCCGCAGCCTGGCCATAAGGCAAGACGCTGTTCGGTCCGGGTTCGGCGCCGTCGGCGATATCGTAGTCGCGGCCAAGTCCCAAGCCCTGACCACGCTCGCAATCTTATCCGGTACGCTATGTACGACGCGGAACATCTCACGCTTGAAATACCTCCCAGCCGACGGGCGAATTTTCCAGTTGCCCATCAATAGCCGTTCCCGCTGTACTTCCGACAACGCTTTGAGGTTAGCCAAATAGCCGGGGTCGGCCTCAAGTAATATCTTATTGTCATAGACATTCGACGCGACGAAAGACACGCTCTTTACGGCGTCCTTGCCGAACCGCGCTTGCAACTCTTCGCGGCTGTCGCTCCATACTATGTTTCCATCCTCGCGTGAGAAGTACCGTACTACCCCGCTACGCTCTGGGATAGGGTAGCCCGTATCTTGGTCAATCCACCACGCAATGAATCGCGCTACCCATGAATCGGCATCGGGATTGCACGTCGCCCGTACATAAGGCCGCACCCCACACGTAGAGCGATTACGCGAAAGCATATAGAAAAACTGCCCCTCGCTAAAGTGTGTCAGCTCGTCGAAACACAATAACGGTATCTGCGAGCCTTGCCAGTCGTGCTTTTCGCGCTCGTATTGCAGATGACGGAACGATATCTTGGCCCCGCTCGGGAATATCGCCGTCGGCGCCGGCACTACCTTAACCCGCGCCCCGATCGGCAAATATATCCGCATCGCGCTATCTAATAAGCCGCCTTCGGCCATTATCTGCGTATTCTGCTTACGGAAGACGACCGCGCCAAACTCGCCGTTACCAACATGACGCAAACACTCCATCAAGAGGGCATACGTCTTGCCGCCTCCAGCTGCGCCGCCATATATAGCAATGTCCGCCGGGCTCGACAAGAACGTTTCTTGCGGTCCCGCTTGTGGTCGTATATCCATAGTCAGCACCCACAAACCAATAAAAAAAACACGGCCGATGAATATTTCTATCATTCATCCCCGCGTTATACCCCAATTTCATGAATTTCTAATCACTGCGCTTGTTATCTGGCAAATATACTTTGACCACGCTTTCGGTCTCTACCGGCTCCCCAGCAATTCCGCCAAGCCTAGTAGTATTTTGGTCGCTCTGCCCTAAATAATTCTTTCCAAGGAAAATCGCCATTGGCACGCTCTTCTGCGCCAACGCCCATTGCGCCCGCCGCAAGGAAACTTTCCCTTCCAGCCTCTTTTGCGCGAATACCTTGCAAAAAGTCATCTTTTCTCCGTATGTCTCTCGGCACCATCGATTTAAAGTGTGAGCGCTTAACGGGCCACACTCACCGCCCAACACCGCGCAAATTTCCTCTTCCGTAGCCTGCATCCCACATAACACTTCAAACCGTCGCTTATCAATCTCAACCTTCGGGCGTCCCATCTTCTTTGCCATCACGTTCGCCCCCAATTCTATACACGCATTTCTCATTTTCATAAACAGCCAGCATCGGTTTTCGGGATTTGGCGTGTTTCATTAACAACGTTTTGCATTGATCGTCGATTTCATACTTTCGTTTTATTAAACACCCTACTTTTACGCGTTTCAGCCTATGTCTAAATGCCGGTGTGTCTAGTTTATTGCCTCCTGCACTTCTAGCGTTTCTAGACATTCCACATTTATATATATCTCCATTCATTTTCGACATGTTCTTTCCACGATTTACCCCAATTCGGTCATATTCGGCACGACACCCAGTTTTATCGTTCGTATCTCGTTGCCCGACCTTAGCATATCGGCTAAACCCGGCCTGGATCACTGGAACACCAGTTTGCGCCAGCTTTAGCCGATATTCTATGTCGTCTTCAAAGTCTCCGTGGAATATTGAAACCGCTCTCTCGACATCAACACAAAAAAAGCTATAACAATACCGCTCGGCCATATATGAGTCATCCGGTATTGCCCCCGATACCATTGACATTCCAGCCATCCCAGCATTACTATTTTTCAACAGTCTAACCAGCATAACAATAAAATCGTCCATGGCCCCATTATCTTTCCCCGGTGGAATATACGATCGATACTCCTTTGTTATGTCCATCGCCGCTGAAGTGAATAATTTTAACACATAAGTCACGCTTAGCTTTTCTATATTGTCATCCAACTGCACACAATACCGATAGCCATGTTCTTTCGCATATTTAATGGCATAGCTGCGGTTCATCGGAGCCATCCATGCGTTTTCGCTGTTCTTGATATTAGCTATGTACCATTCTCGATAATCCTCCGGCACGTTGATAATTTCCCAGTCAGTTTCATACCCTTCCGAATTATTGGAAATAATAACGTGTGGAAAGGTAACTTTAAACAATTCGGTTTTTCTTTTTTTTGCAGTCCCGGGGCGCTTTCCGCTTATTTCACACACCAAAACCTTATCAGTCATCAGTCTCAACCCCTCCACGATCTTCGATAAATTGGCGTACCTCTTCTAATAACTCTTTATTTTTCGTTCGGAATATAATCTTATATTCTACGCCGTCCTCGTTTTCGTTTAAAGTTTCCTTGTCGTTCTCATCCAGCTCCGTCACGTCAGCAATACTTTCCACATCCGAGAAAAAATCGCTTCTTTCAAATCCCGTAAACAAATCGGCCCCAAAAGCATCAATGGCATCAAGCTCCTCACATAGTTTTTTGTTGTCCCAGATTGAAAAATCCGACGTTTTATTGTCCGCCAGCCGAAAAGCCCGTACCTGTTCAGGCGTCAAGTCGTCAGCTACTACACAAGGCACCGTTTCCATGTGCAGCTCTTTCGCCGCTCTCAATCTCGTATGGCCACAGACAATAACGCCGTCGCCATCAATAACGATCGGTACCTTAAAGCCGTAAGCCTCGATGCTCTTCGCTACCTGATCCACGGCATCATCGTTCATACGTGGATTATTTTCATACGGGATCAATTCATTTACGTTCTTTTCGACGATATTCACGGGAACACCTCCAACGAAAAAAGCCGCCACCCATGGTGACAGCTCCAATATTATACTAGTTACGAGTATTACGGGCGCGGCCTCGACTACTCAGCGCAAGAAGTCGTGCCGCACTACTGTGTTTGCCCGTTACACCCACAATATGCACCAGCAAATACGCACTATAGCCGCTAACCATATCGCGCACCAACAGATACACATTGTAGAGATGGGCAGGCGAGCATCATGCAGGGGCGCCCTCTGTAGTACCCCGTCTTGCCCCATCTCCTATGCTATGATTATACCATAGTTATCTGCTATAAAGTTGCTACAAATGTGCTATAAATGTGCTACGCTCGCGGCTTTATCCACACGTTGTGATTACGTTGTGGATGAATAAATATATTGGCTAAATGGTTAAATCGCAAATAAATCTACCGGTATTGGGATATCCCCAGGCCCGAATAAGATATCCGCTAATAAGGCCAAAGCATCCGGCAACCGCTTACGGCACCATGCTACACTCATCTGCGCGTGCCGTCCTGTCATATCCCAAGTATAGCGGAATACATAGCGGCCTTCTAAAACGGCTCTGTCCGCCCGTTCAAGGCATCCTAACGCCCTGTCTACTCTCTTAGTCGTGAATTCAACTCTTGCGACCTCTAAACGCAAGCTATCCATCTTTTGGCGCGTCTCCTCATTAATATATAAGGCGCGTTCTTCTTCGCTCATGTTCCCGCTTCCACCGCCGCTACATACACCATAGCCCGGAGTTTTTGCCCCTGGGTTTTCCCCCAGCATTGCTTCATAATCCGCGATGTCGGCTTTTGCGTTTTTCAGAAACGCTTGCATTCGCTCATATCGTAATAATACTTTTTTCGTTCGTTCAATCCGCTCGTTCATGGTCACTTTCCCCCTTTAGCCAATATACATTCTTCGACGCCGTATTATTCTTCACGGCCGCTTGATAAGATTCTTCGGCCGCTTCCTTCCGAAGCTCTCTGCATCCGCGTTCATCGATGCACTTTTTGACACGCTGGCCATACTCATCGACGACCCAATACCACAAACCGCGACGGAGAGGCCGCCCGCAATACGCGCAACAGCTTCCCCGTCTTTCTGGCCTATTCTCTATTTCTATGTGTAGTGGCGTGTTATTGGGTCGGAATCCGTTCTTGTTTTTCCGCCCCATACTTTACCACCCTCCGCACTGTTTTTTCGAGTTGGCTCTGGCCCCTTTCGCCTTGAGCCCCGCGGCCTTACAGCAAACATAATTATTGATTTCTCGCCCCACATCCTTGTTATATCTCCACGGGTACTTACTCCGTTTCTCTTCCCGTTCCCGTCTCAGCCGCTCCCTTGTTGCCTCGTCCATATAACTAATAACTACCGTCTCCACATTACCGCCTCACTTCATGATGATGTAAATGATCCCCCACGTAATCGCAATCCAAAAGATCACGCAATAAATTAATATGAATCGCCATACAATATGCCGCGCCAACTTCATTTCGTCACCTTCTTTTCCCTAACTCGTTTGTTAAGTTTAGGATTGACGCTATAACACGGATGATGTAAATTATCGACCTCGTAAATATTGATTTCAGCACGCGGCCAGTCAGGATCAATGCCGGCAATCAAGCTGCCATCGAAATCGACGAAAAAACTATCGTTCTCGATGATTCCGGCTTTTTCTAGGATGTCCGCCGTGGCCTGCAACAGCCCCAGAAGGTCAGGGAATCCCTTACGGTTTTGCAGCCAATACCGTACTTGTAACCGTGCTCCCGTTTCTATCCTATCTTCCGGGCCGAAATGCTTTTTAGCTTTCTGCCCCTGTAGCTGCCATAACGCCGCTTTTTCGTACTCTCGGTACGTTTTCCCCTGTATCAACCCGTACCGCGTACGCACCATAGAATTTTTCTTCGTTCGAGGCGCTCCGTCTATAATCCACGTTATCATTCATCAGCCGCCCCCTTGATAAGGTAATCTTGTATAAGCCTGTATTTTTTCATCATCCGCGCTACTTCTGGAATGGCTGAGCCGCGTGAAATGAACATATTCCCCATTGCATCGTTTTGCCAGTCCATCGCCATATCTTGCCATTCTCGCTCTAAAATTCTCCCGTCATACTCAATATAATAGTAAGTACCGTAATATCCTAAATTCATGATGTCGTTATCACTCCTTAATACAACGTTATCATTGTCATCTATATAGATTTGACGCAACAATTTATAATTTTCGTCCCAAAACGTTAACTATTTTTCTTGCGGTCATTAATTCTTCTACCGTCATTCTTTTTCGTCTCCTCATGATTGTCCACACCAAGCCAATGCATGCATTACGGAATCTGCAGCGAATTCAAGATCATCTAAACCATCATACAATTCGTCCGTATACCGGCCACAAAAAACGAAGTTATTATCAAGTTGTTCCGTCATTGTTTCATAGCCTGCCCCAATGGCGCCATACCCAGTCCTTTTCATGACAGTCTTTCCGATTTCTTTGCCGTCTTTTTCTGCAATCATAGTTACACTGTTTTTATTGATAAACACTTTAATTTCCATTTCAACGCCTCCTATAACATCGCCCGAAACATGCTCTCAAATATAGTAACGGGTATGCTATTACCCGCCTGACGATACAGCGTCCGCCTCGAATTAACTTCCGCAGCTGCATTAAAATCTTCATCGCTGTAGCCTTGTAGCTTCCAACATTCTCTTTCCGTAAGATAGCGGTATTTACCGTTACCGATAGGCAGACATCCGCTTCCCGGTGCGCGATCAGGACGCTCCGTTATCGTATAACAGTAGTCCTTAATTATCGGTAATCGCCGTACCCCTTTCGTGTTTCCGATTGCCCGCAGCATCGACGGAGCCGTTACGGTGTAATAATCGCTTACCGGGCCAACCTCTAAAAACTCCTTGATATTTATCATCTTCCGCTGTTCCATGCCTGAAAAGTCAAATTGCTCACTTCCCAACATGGATACCGTAAAAACTCTTTCTCTCCGCTGTGGTAATCCGAAATCCATAGCGTTAAGGATAGCGTATGAGCTTGTATATCCCATACGGTCAAGGGCTAATACATATTGCTGATAGTTTCTAACCATGTATCTGGATAAGACGTTTTTAACGTTTTCCCAGATAACAATTCTAGGCTTCCACACGCCCATATTCTTGATGATATTCACCGTCTCCCACATAAGGGACGACCGAGTTTCGCTTCCGGGGTCGGCACCTTTCTGCTTCCCGGCAATCGAAAAGTCTTGGCACGGCGAGCCATGAATCAAGACGTCGGGCTTGAGATCCCAGCCGCGAACGTCCTGGGACTTATAATCAAGGTCATTTCGGAACATCGCGTTATATGACCTAACAGCCTTTTCATCTATCTCGACGTAATCGATTGCCTTAACCGGCACACCTAGATTTCTCAATGCTATCCGTGGACTTCCAATCCCCCCGAATAGCTCCAAAATTTTTATCATTTTAACGCCTCAATCGTCATCGTCATCAACATATCCAAAACAGTCTCTAGGTGGTACCCCAAGCTCTGAAACCTCAAGGCAGAATTCTCGGATACCGCAGTTTCTACAGTGTACTCTGTTGGTACAATATTCGATGATAACATTAACGCATTCACGGGCTTCTTCTCTTTCATCCATCATCGTAAATCACTCTCCTATTCTATTCTTTGAATTCGTATTCATTTTCATTCGTTAATCGATACACTTCTTTGTTGTACTTCGGGTGCATTTCAAGCCATTCGTGGAAGGCTTCGGCGATTAGGTCATCAAGGTCGAATAAGTCCTCGTTTGATACTCCATCTAAATACCCATCGCTATTTTCACCGAAATAGTCATCGGCTTTAGCCTGTAAATCGTCAATAAGTTTGTCGGCGATATCAAATTCCGGATCAAAAATAACCATCTGGGCAATAGATATTTTTTTATACCCGCCTAAATCAATAGCTTTTTCAAGTCCGGCCTGTAAGGCTTCCGCTTCCGTATCGTATAGATCACTTTCGTAATAGGTGTCTTCTTTGCTTAACATATATAGCCATTTCCCCAATTTTTCCATTTATTTTTCTCCCTCCTTATAAGCTGTCAGGCGTTGTAATATGCAATAAAATACATGTCGTCCAGTTGAGCGACTTTATCCAATCGAACATGAATTCTACAGCTGCTTCTTTTTCTATAATCTGGTGCGCATGATCTAGATACGGCAAAGATGCTTCTGCTTCGAAAAATTCTTCCATCTCATCTTCATCACTTGTAACCTGGCTAAATAGCCATACTTTTTCTGATCCATAGAATAATCTGCCAATTTCAACGCCTATAAACTCGCCGATCCAACTACGATACTCGTCACCAGCGACAACTTCAGTATCTACCATGGCATAAATCGGCAATTCAGGTTTGCGTAAGATCAAGTTAGTAAGTCGTTTTCCGCTCTTTTTGCGGTTGATTGTGTCGATATAGGTCTTTGAATCCATCATCATCTAGCCCCCCCCTTAAAACGGAATTTCCGTTTCGTCAGCCACCGGTTCGCCCATAGCTTCAAAGCCGTTATCGCCTTTGGTAGGCTTAATGGCCTTCGATACTCTATTGGCAGTAATTTCTACAATAGTCTTTTCTTCTCCATTTTTCGCCGTATAATTTCGGATGTTGGCGCGGCCTGTAACCTCCACGCGCACGCCTTTATGGATTTCCTGCGCGACCGCTTCGGCGAGGTCATCCCACACCACAACGCGCCACCATTGCGCGTCCCAGTCATCACGATTATTTCCGCTTGTTCCGGGCTTTTTCTTATTGTCGGCCACGCTAAATAATACGACGGCCTTACCAGTCTTGGTGTATCTTGTTTCAACGTCCTTTCCGACGTTGCCAATTACAGTAATATAATTCATGCTTATCCCTCCTACTTATGTATAACTACAAGGTCAACAAGCCCGGTTTCAGGCTCGTAATACAGCCGCAACTTATTTTCTCCCATCCGCATCATCGACCGCTTCCCGTCCGCGAATACATCTTCATTTCGTACAATGGTGTCATCGTCCATATTCGGGAATACTCGCCGCGCAAACTCCACGATATCCCGCGGAAGATCGTCTATATCCTTTTTAGTTGTTTCTGTACGCTCTTTCGCAGCTTTCCAACGAGTTTGAACAGATTCAATTTTGTCTTTAATTCGTTGCCTACCCTCTTCATCAATAGGCGGTTCCGGCAAGGCTCGATACTCTTGTATTGTATTTAAGTCCTGCTTGATGATTTGTCTTATCAATGGGACGCTTGGAATTTTACCGGGCGATGCTTCGATAGCCTTTTCCGTAGCCCTCAATACAAGGCGATCCGGATATTTCCTAAGCTGGGCGAGCATCGCCGCGACAAACATTTTCGCGTTGTCCCCGTCCAACTTCCAGCCGTCAGACGGGTAACTTCCGCGGAAAATCATCAATATTTGCTTGGCTGTTTCCGCTGTCATATTCTCTACACATCCTTTCTAGCTCTTCATCTTCCAACCGTTGGCGTTCGGCCCGGCTTATTCTTTGCGTTTGCGGCGGTCGTTCCCGATCGCGTCTTTCCCAATTCCTGACTGCCGCTTTCCAGTCCTTCATTTTGTTTTTCCCGATCATCCAGCCTTTCGAGGCATAAAAATCGATAAATCGTTCCGGGTCAATGCTATTACCACGCTCTTGGCAATAGGCTTGTACCTCATCCAATGTCGGGGCCTGGAAGGTTTTGCGAGCGCGGGCAGGTTTACCTGCCATCTCTACATTTTCAGTATCGTTCTTCTCAGTCTCACTATACTCAGTATCGTTAGTGTTAATTTTTTTAACTTCCTGATGTAAATTTTTTTTACCTCTTGATGTTAAATTTTTTAACTTCTTGATGTAAACCTTGTTTGGCTTTTGGACGCCCTGACGGATTACATCAATCAAGTCGTATTTTTCTAGCTGTTTCATGGCCTTTACGCACGTTGGGTGCGAAATATGGAGCGTATCTTCTATATCCGCTTGCTTGAATAGTAGATATATATCCCCATTTTTATCAGCCCATCCGTTTTTGCGTGATAAAGTCATTCTATCTTTTAACAGCGAGTACACGACAGCTGCGATAATACCGATTCCTTCATAGGCCGGATTGGTGAAGATTCCCTTTGGAATCATGTAAAATCGCTCGTTGTCAATGTCCCCAAGTTTGTATCTTTCCATCGCGATTATTCCTTTCTCGCAATATTTCTTGCAGCTTTTCCCGAATCTTTTTGGCGTTAGTACCGTGTGCCAGCTCATGGCAAGCCCGGCACAAACATACGCAATTATCTGCGCTATCTTCCCCGCCATGGCTTCTAAAGGTAACGTGATGTACATCATTAGCCTTACAGCCACACAAGACGCATAAACCGCCGTCACGACGAGCTACGGCCATTTTAACGGCCCGCCATCTTTTCCAGTCTCTTTTCATCTTTTTTATTCCAATCTTCTAGCAAGGCATTTATATATTCATCTGTTTCTGTTTCCACTCCGATTTGATGAGCATTATCTACAAGACAATCTATTAAGCGGCTCATTTCCTCGACGCTGTACGTCGAGGATCCACTATATAGCCCTAACCACTCATAGCCGGCATGATCCTTGCTAGGCCCTATTTTCACGGCCTGAAAGCCTATTCCATTCGCGCCCCAGGTGCGGGCGAATTTTTCGACGGCTACGGACTGGATCAACATGTGTTGCATGGGCTGGCTGTCCTGTATCGCCTCCCGGTATATCTCTTCTTTCGAGATATATTGGCCATCCCTTGATAGGGCTTCGGCGATACCTTGGCATAGTACCCAGCAATAGGCGTTCGCGGTCAACGACCGTTTCTTACTTTTATTTAATTTTTCGATACTGACAACGTATTCCGTATCGGCATCAAGATCATTGAGGGCCTCAGTCCTCGGGGCCGGGGCCACAATTTGCAGCCCAATGCCCCGAAGGACTTGCACCCCCTTCGTCGTCCAGCGCATCAACCTACGCCGTCCATCAAGGCGGCATCGTCAGCTTGCCGGGCGTCAGCCACCAACGTTTCAAGGTTAGCGTAAAACGCCTTGGCTTCGACAAGGGTTAATTCTTCGAAGCGGGACTTTTTGAATTTTTCCTGTAATAACGGCCCAATGTATGTAATTGCCATATTGTTTCTTGCCCAGTCTACCGTCAATGCATAGTAATCTTTGACGGTTTGCGGTTCTTTGGTCTGTTTGTTTTCAGGCTTTTGAGCCGTATTACTTTGTGCTGTTTTTTTATTTTCCCGTCGAACATGTTCCTTCTGTTCAGGCTTTTCAGGTTCCGTGTACTTCCCGTATTTAGAATCATACCGGCCGCGATAAATATCAGCGGCCACGCCAACCATTTTACAAGCGTTCCCCAGCGCATCCGTAACGGCCATTTTCATTGCTTCGTCGTTCCCATGTACGCCGTTCTTGTCTTTTTTAACGATGAAATCTCCGCCGCATCCGGGGATTGGATCACTCCACTTATCGCCATCTTTGACATATAAGTTGACTGTGATGAAAATCATTACCTCGCCAGTTGGAACCTGATGAAGTTGCTGGTCGGTAATTTCAAATTTCCATCCCAACCCGCACAAGCCGAAAACTTCCGTCATAGCCTCGTATTTCCATTGAGGATTAATATCCGACTTGCCTTTTAACGGGCCAAAGTCTATTGGTTTTAATGCGTCTTTAGGCGGTCGCCTTAATGCTTCGTATCTTTTATCCATCTCGATTGCCTCCTATTTGATTTGAATATTCATAGCTTCGACGAGTTCAGCCCCTGTGATTGTTACCCCGTCTTTCAGGGCCTTTCTAATACTAGATTTATCGATTTTCGGGGCCTGTTCGACCAAATATTCTTTAGGTATTTTTCTTTCATCTAGAATGTTTACTGCCTGCGATTTCCTCCAGCTGATCGCAAATTTTGGTTCTTTTACCTTTTGGCCGTCTAAGACATTGGCCAGATAGTTTTTGAGCTGCAAAGCCTTATTTTCAGCCCGTTTCCGCCGCTGGTTAAGGGCCTGTTCTTCGGCTTTAATCTGTTCGGCATCGCTTAATAGATCCTTGTACCATAACGCGATGTTCCTAATCTTTGCGTCGCGTTCCATATTCAAGGCGTCGAGTGCTTCAATGTCGATGACTTCTCCAGTCTCGACATTTATGATTGTCCCTTCCTCAACTTGGACACAGTTAAGAATTTCCTGATTAATTTCGTATAATGTAGCCATTTTTATTTAGCCTCCTTCGAGTTTCCAACGTCATTGATCCACCGGGATCGGTCAAATAACACCGCCTGTTTACCGGCTTTATAGGCAAATTCTATTTCAGACAAAATCTTTCTCATTTCACGGCCTTTATTTGCCGCTTTTAATTTTTCTATTTCTTCCTGCATGTATCCTAATCGCTCGTCTAAATAGTCAGTTAAGTCAGGGAATCCGGTATTTCCATCAAAATCATCTGCCAATTTAAACAAATACTTCGCAACAGCTTCGACTTCCGGATCATCGTAATATTTGGTTCTTAATGCCGACCCGACGCACAAACAAGCGTCTGACAAGTACCAACTTACAATTTTAGCCACATTGCTTAGCGACTCATAATCGCTTTCAAGCGGCCAAGGCTTTACGTCCCAGCTTTTAATTTCTTCCGGTTTCATTGACATCCTCGACTTTCTCCCTTATAATTAGGGTGGCAATAATTTTTGGGGCTGTGTCCTGTTCTAACAGGGCATGGCCTTTTTCCTTTTTACATTTTTTGAATTTCCTGTATAAGGTATTCTTTTACGCAGTCCCGTTCTAACCCTTTATAGCCGGTTAGAAGGACTTTTGCCGTAATCAGTACAGCGTCAGAAATGGTGGCATTGTCGCCCTTTATCGCGTGAATCGAGGTGTTCCCATTCTCTAATTCGGCAATCAAAACAACTGCCTCATCGTACCCAAAATCACCGTTGTTTATTTTATCTTGAATTTTCTCTAGCTTTCTTATTAGCTTTTCTTGATTCATTTTTATCGCTCCTTATTTAACGACTAATTTTTGACCCGGCCGGACGCTGAAATTATCATCCAGCCCGTTATCAGCTTGAATCTGTTCCAGTACTTCGCGGATGTCTGCGCCTCTGTTATCGGCTACCGGGCGGGCTATATCCCACACGGTTTGACCGGCTTCGACTTCAACGATATTCACAGGTGCGGTTTTTGCTTCCGTAGCCATGCTTACTCCGGTGTATAGCCCCACCCCGAAGGACAGGGCCACCATAAGCCCGAAGGCCTTTGCCCCGAACAACTGGGGCTTTTTTTGTGCTCGTTTTGAAATCACCTTGATAACCTCCTTTCCAGTTCCTGAATGCTCATCCCGCAGTAATTCGCGAATTGTGCGGGGTTGATGAAGTATGTGTATTTCCTGCACCACTCCCCGCGAGTGGCAAACCCGAACGGGAATAGCTCCCGTTGCAAGCCTATCCGGATAAATTGCGGCGGGCGTTCCAGAATTCGCGCCGCGTCTTCGATTTTTACTCGCATTTTCTCGCCTCCTAAATTTAACAACTATACAACAACTTTTATTTCAACAATTTAAATTAGTTAAAAATATCAGGAAAAAGCCGCTTCAACGGTATGCGACTTGCCTTAGATAGTCGGTACATCGTTTTCGCTGATGGTGTAGAATATCCAGTTTCCCAAAACGACCAAGTTTGTTGTGACACCCCAAACTTTTTTGCCATCTCGGCTTGGCTTCTATTTCCTCGGTATTTAATTAGTTCTGTTCTCATCTCATCCCCTCTTTTTATGCCTATCTCATCAGTGCCGGGCGGCAATTCCCGGCATACCGCCATATCGTCGGTTTCGACTTTATAAATCTCCTTTTTCAACAACTTTATTTTGTATCTTTATACTATCACAAATATAATTAGTAGTCAATAGTATAAAATAGGAAATAAACAAAATAAAGTTGTTTTCTTTTTACTAATATTTTTAGTATAATATAGATAAATAAAATTATTTTTGGAGGTGTTAAAATGGGAATAGGTCAGAACATCAAGCACAACCGAGAGCGATTAAGCTTATCACAGGAAGCACTTGCAAAATTAGTTGGAGTTTCTCAACAGGCCGTAGATCGTTGGGAAAATGGTGGCATCGTCCCCAGAGAAAAAACAATACAATTACTTATGAATGCATTTCATTGTTCCCGGGAAGAATTGTTTGGAGATGAACAAAAAACGGATAGCAAGGGCGTTCGAATTCCAGTCTTGGGAAAAGTAGTTGCCGGCATCCCAATTGATGCCATTGAAGAAATTATTGATTATGAGGAAATCACTAAAAGCTTAGCCGAAACGGGTGACTTTTTTGCGCTACAAGTTAAAGGCGATTCAATGACGCCGAAGCTGGAAGAAGGCGACGTCGTTATCATTAAGCGTCAGTCAGACGTTGAGTCTGGCGACATTGCTATCGTCCTTATTAATGGGAACGATGCCACGGTAAAACAGCTAAAGAAAGTCGACGGTGGGATCATGCTATTTGGCTTTAATCCATCCGTATATGAGCCGCATTTTTACAGCAACAAAGATATCGAGCGCATCCCAGTCCAAGTATTGGGAAAGGTCGTAGAAATGCGCCGCAAGCTATAATAATTATTAACCTTACAAGGGAGGTTATCATCATGAGAGAAATATTACTGCCGATATTGTTAGTTATTATTATTGCGTGGTATGTTGGTGCGAAACGGAATCCCGAAAAGTTTGCACCATTCCTGGCCACGCCCTACGGAAAAAAGCGCGGCATTATATGCATCGTCCTATTACTAGCCCTTGGCCTTATTAATACCGCTACTTATCAGCCCGATCATAAATCAGCCGCCGAAACGGTACAACAAGCCGCAGACAAGGCCGAAAAAGCAGCTAACCCCGACAAGGCGACCGATAACCATAAGTCAGCCATTGCGGCCATTATCAAAGGGACCAAGGCCGACACCGCCAGCGCCGAAGCCATACTAACGGCCCTCCAAAAAGTAGGCATCCGCGATTATGACGTCACATCCGTAACCAGCTACGACGGCGGCAAGCACGACAGCAATACGGAAAAGGTATTCATCGCCGGGCGGTCGACGACGAATGTATTCTTGTACCTCGAACCCGGCACGAACAAAGTTATTGCTATCCGGGCCAACGGCAAGGATCTATACAAGGATGGAAAGCCCTTAATGACTTATGACAATTCTTTCAAGGATTGATTTTAGGCGCAAAAAAGGAATGTGAATTATATCCACATTCCTAATTTTTTCAGATTTCTACGGAACATTAGTTTGAGAGGTGATACTATGAGACTTCCATCCGGCTACGGATCCATTGTCAAGCTCGGCGGCAAGCGTCGGCGCCCTTTCGCCGTCCGCATCACGACAGGCTGGACGGATACGGGCAAGCAGCTATATAAGTATATAGAATATTTCGAGACAAGAAAAGAAGCTCTCGCTTGCCTCGACGAATACAACAAAAAACCGTATGACATTGACACGCGAAAAACAACATTCGACGATATTCATCGTCAGTGGGTAGAATGGCGTTTTTTGAAGCGCGATTTGCCATTCCCGAAATACTATCAAGCCGCGTACAATTGGTGCAAATCGCTGCACGATCGTACATTCATCGATTTACGGGCCGATGATATACAGGACGTTATCGACACGTGTAAAAAGGGCTATAGCACGAAAAAAAACATAAAGACGTACTGTAGCCAACTATTTAAATATGCCGCCAGAATCGACTTACAAACAACGAATTATGCAGTTATGGCAGAATTACCAACGGCTGTACAATCAAGGCTACATCATCCGTTTACCGCGGAAGAAATCGATAGTCTTTGGTCGGATCTCGACCAAATGGGAAATCGCTTGGCACTTATCTATATTTATACCGGCCTACGCCCTACGGAATTGCTTAAAACTAAAACGGAAAATGTATTTTTAGACAAAAATTACCTAAAAGCGGGGATGAAAACGGCCGCTGGCAAGAACAGAGTTATCCCAATAGCGGATAAAATAAAGCCGCTCATAGAAGAATTTTACAATCCAGAAAACGAATACCTTATTATAGGCCCGGACGGTAAGCCGCTACGGACCTACGAGCGAATGAGAACGTTCTGCTGGCAACGATCAAAAACAGAGGCGATGAAAAAGCACCTCCCCCACGATGGGCGGCATACCTGCGCAACGATGTTATCGAATAAGGGCGTAGAAAAGAAAATAATACAGCTTATACTAGGACACCGCAGCCAAGACATCACCGACCGTGTCTATACACACAAGACAGTGCAACAGTTAATTGACGCAATTAACCTATTATAA